AACTAAATATTACCCAAGTTAATCTTCCTCAGTATCCCAATCTTCCTCTTCATCTTCCCAAGTAAAATCTTCCTCTTCCTCCATCATTTACATTCACCTCCTAAAATGCTTATACTGTACTTCGCTAATTAATACACTATATTACCTAACTATTAAACTTTACTATTCCTTAACATAACCACTTTAACTCAACTTTTAGATACGAGTTCCTGAAGTAAGTCATTTAGAACTCTCCTTTTTCAAAGCTTTATGCATGTCATTGGTTCGCTGAAGAAAGTTTGCTATGTCTCTTAGACACGATTCACTGAACCATTCATCACCTATTTTGAAACAGTATTGTCTCCAATTTAGAAACCATCTAACTTGTCCAAGCAAATCACCATGATGTTTGTTTGAGAGGTTCATCACAACAGTTTTTGGGAGAACCCTAACAACTTTCGCAAGCATATAATCTCCGATTTCAAACTCCTTAAAGTAAGGAGGCAATTCTGTGATAGTTGTTTCAGAACTCACGTTGATTCCTCTAACAGTTTTTTGAATAGTTCTCGGCATTTCTTCGCATACTCGCGCATGTAGGCTTTCTGCTTCTCAGGGTCTTTATAAGGCATGATTAATCGCCAATCATACCTTAAATTTTTGAATGGTTTCGCCGTCCTTAAGCACTATCATTTCTTCTGCACATGCACAAGGGCATACTTCATAATCTTCTGGGAACTCTCTCAGTTTTTCAATCATTTCTTTTATTGTCATCATCTTACTCACCTATGGTTTACTATACCCACAACTAATATTTAAGGTTTACTAAACCTGAGTCTGTTATTTGAGAACTCATTATGTGTCATTCTCCGAGTATAACCGTTCATGTTTCCATTCAGTTTTGTTTCCACATACAGGACATGCACCATCAGGTTTCAGGTCACGCCTAACAATTCTGGAACACACCAAACAGATGTCAGTAGAATATCGCGTGTTCTCATAATTTCTCGGAACGTGTTTCTTTGCACAATTTGGACACCAATAACCTCCAAGCTCTGCACCACCCCTTTTCCACCATGCTTCTTTTATGTTTCCACATTTCTCGCAAATTGGTCTTTTCTCTTTTATTTGAAAACTATCAGACATAGGATTCAACGCCTCCGATTCTGAGTTTCTCTTTTAGATTACAGAGAGCGACAACATGAGTGTGACCGCTATTCTGATGTTCGGACAACGGAGCATGAATTTTTGCTTCAAATACTAAACGGTTAAGATACCAAACATAATATCCATTATCATGTCTTTCAAGGCTTACACCGTTTTGTTGTTTTATTTCATAACATTTACTACCATTAAAATTAGGGTGATTATAGCAAGATATATCTTTCAATGTTTGTTACCTCCTATCAATCAACCCTCAATCATATTTACATTCGCCTGAGTATCTACCTATAATCGGTTACACTAGTTAATAAAGTTTTCCCTAAATGTTAACATTAGCAACACCGCCTTTAAACTCTTTACTCTTTAATTTAACTCTTCTTCTTACTTCTCTATTTTCATATCTTTTAATCCAATTACAATTTGCACATAAAAGTTGATATTCTTTACTACCGTTTATTATTTCTTCTAAAACATTCTTATAATATGTTTGCATAGAACTAAACCTAACTATATTCTTTAAACCACCAGCATTAACATGATCTATTTGTAATGCTCTTTTATCTTCAAACCCACATTTACAACATTTATTACCTAATAATAATAGTATTTCATTTCTAATTTTATCTCTACGTTCCTTTGCTTTCTTAAGATATTTTTCCTTGTGTCTTTCATATGTTTGTTTTTGTAATTCTTTAGTTCTTTCTGGATTTCTTTTCTTATACTTTATGTTATATTCTCTACGTTGCTCTTTATGTGCTTCTCTATATATTTTTCTTTTTTCTTTAACATAATCATTCATAGTTCTCTCAACTTTATAAATTAACAGTAGTAACACCACCTTTAAAGGTTTTTTCCTTCATCGCATATATAGCTAACCCCAAAGATATAGGGTAATCATCATGTCTATCCTGCTGTTTAGGTGCTTCTAACTTTAACGTGTGCCCACTGTACTTTCTCTCTACATCTAGTATTTGATCTATAAACCTGTTCTTTTCTCTTCTATATTTAGTATGTTTAGGATAATGTATTCTATCATGTTGAAATTCTCTATCCATAGACTTAGACATTTTATCGTTTAACTTTACATTTGCCTTAAATGGTGCTACCCTAGTCCATGCTATTTTCTTACCTGTAGGTTCTCCTTCCTCATTTAGTTCATCTTCCCATAAGCGTTTCTTAAACATATCAAAGGGTGCTATGCCTATTGCTGTTCTATCCATCATACCGAACCTTAATGGTTTATACTCCATAAGAAATTCTACTATCTTGGTTATCTGTCCTTTTCTACTACCATAGTCCTCAAAATCTAAACCCTCTAACTCTAGCCATGCTATTATATAAGTATCCATACCGTCCTTCTCTATTACTGTAACTACTGTACTATCTCCTGCCCTAGCTACATCTATACCGTAGAATCTAAGATTCTCTTTATTCCATATATAATCTTCCTCTAATGGTGCTAACTTTTCCCACCCAATAAACTTAACTGCTGCACTAGCCCACTCTAAACCAAATTGGGTTTTAAAGGCTAGATTATCTTCTCCTAGTTTATCCTTCATCTTCTTACAGTATCTAGCATATTTAGTAGAGTCTCTACTTGCTCTTTTATAATCTACCATCATAACAATATCTGCTGTACTTTTGCTTACATTAATATCCTCATTATACTTTTGTATTGCTGATTTAAAGTAATCGTTTTTAAAGTATGGACTAGTTGTACCAGTAAGTACCTTTATTCCTCCTTTAGCTGCTCCCATAGGAAATACATCATTAGTAAGCTTAAGCGCATTAACTAACTCTGATTGCTCTATTATCATTAACTTAAAGGATTCTCCTATAGTCTCTGATTGTTCACCTACAGATAATGCACGTATATAAAACTCTGCTCCACTATATTTATCTTTAAGAATGAATATGCTACTAGTTACTCCTCTACCAGCTATTAACTTTAACCCATTATCCTCTAACCATTTATTCATCTTATTATACATCTTTCTTACTCTATTCCTAGTTACATGTGTAGTCATGCTCTCTACTGGTGCAAATAATCCACATAGAAATTCTTGCTTAAGAAACATAATATAAAATGTACCTACTGTAAGAACAGTAAATGCTACTGCTTCAGTTTTCCCTGATTGTCTAGAAAATAGAGCTATTATTTCATCACCTAATTGACCTTCACTTAATATAAACTCTATCATTTTATCGCTAAGTTCTAACTGGTACTTCCATGCTCTATTGCCTGTTCTTCTATATACTCTACTAAGTACAACTGTACGCCATAGTTTACATGTGTCTATTAAATCGAATATATTATTACTGTTCTGTAACTTTAAACGTATAGCTTCTATCTCATTCAATAGACCAATATCTCCTAAACAATAAATAAATAATCAAGTTACATAATTCTATCACTACAGTAAACTTAAGCGTAATAAGTAAATCCCTTGTTATTAATATTACTACAGTAAATGCCACTATGCTACTGACTAACTTAAGATATAATTCTCTACTCAAAATATTACATTCACCTATTAAATATCTTATCTAACCTACTTTGCCTACTTAACCTATTATACTTTACTGTTATTTCTTCATCATGTGCTTCTCTTGATTGTTCTGTACAGTAATCCCATTCTGCTAGTAACTTTAACTCTACTAACTTCTCTCTTATTCCCTCTGCAAAGTTTACCTTCATAATCAACACCATTAACCATTATACGTTACTCCATATATAAACTCATACCCACAATCACTACACCTATAAACCTCTGCTTTGCTGTTCATCTCGTATTCTTCTCCTACTATTTCTCTTACTATTTTATCTTTATCTATTTGCTCTGTATATCCTCTTCCACATTTAAAACAATATACTTCACTCATATACTAATCCCACTCTCCCATAATAAAAAGTAGCAACCTAAATAGTTTACTGTTGGTGTGCTTACTAAATGCTTCTCTTGCTTTATCTGTAGAGTTAGACATTTTTTATCGTGTAGTTATTATACAAACAGAATATATAAACTTTACTATTAACTAACTACACTCTACTTCTCTACCGAACTGTGATAGGTTCCATATTCTATCGTTTACGTAGCTTGTCAGTGTACATAAACACTCACTTAGAATAGCTACCAGTAGGCTTTGCTCTAGGTTGTTTAAAATGAGTATAGATATAATAAATGTTCCTATAGTAACTTCTAATGCTCTACCAGTTAATACCTTTAATATACTACGTATCTTTGTATCCTTTACTGTGTGCTTATGCATTAGTCTCTGCTCTTTAACCTAATACCTAGTTCATCCGCCATTTGCTTAAGATAACCATCTTCTCTTCTAAGCATCATATCACATAAGCGTAAATAGTCTTTATACTGTTCTATTCTCTTATCTAGCTCTTGTATACCCAATAGTTCTTCCTTAAGTTTCTCTACTGTCTTTAATGTTGCTCTGTGTTCTTTAGCGAACTTAAGTATATCCTCTATTGCTTTATCTTCTTGTTCTTCCCTAGTTAATTTTTTCTTTGTTATAATATTACACTCTCCTTTAACAGTTTTTCTAATTTAGGATTATCTACACCAACCCAATAAACTTCATTACCAACATACCTATCTTTCTCTATAATAATTTTACCAATAGATTCCAAAATATCCATACAATTAACAAACAATCTAAGATTAATAGGCTCTTCATTCTTTATTCTCTTAAATATTTCTTGCTCGGTTAAATAAGTATCTGCTTCCTTAATTATCTTCTCTATCTTCTCTAGTATGTTCATCCTAAACCACCTAATATAGACTTAGTGTTTTTCTATCTAATAAAAGTATTGTTAATAACCCATTAATTGTTTATTTGTCTTTCTAAAACACTCTCTACAGCATACCATCCAACTTGCAATTGTTGGTGTTCTTCTATGAAAAATATGCTTATCATCGTCTAACTTAACCTTTTCATCTAATTCTCTACCACAATTTTCACATTTAACCATTATTATTCACCCACAAGTATCTTCCTCAAATGGTACTTAGTATTCTCTAATGTTTTTCCTCTGAGAGATAATGTTCTACCATCCTCTATCTCGTAATCTATTCCTTCATCAATTAACTCTATAATCTCATTTACTTTTTGTTCTATATTCTTCATTACTTATCACCTTTAACTTTACTAACGTAATCCCCAATAATAAACATTTGCCCTTTATCTATCTCTATCACCTTACCAGTTACATTAATTTCACTTGCGTACCTAGCATATGCCTTTA